GGATGACATAACAACCGTATGGCATAATGCGAAGTTCGACCTGTTGTTTTTGCGGGCTGCGGGGATTGATGTGGGGGGCACGCTTCATGACACCATGCTGCTGCACTTCATGCTTGATGAGAATGGCAGTCATAAGTTAGAGACTTTAGCTATTCGGCATCTGCCGGAAGCAGATGGGTGGAAGGACGTTATTCCCCATCAGTTGAAGCTGACGGCCCGCCAGAGGAAGGTCAAAATGGCCGACCTCAATTATGGTCATATACCGTTGGATATATTGGGTGAATATGCCGCTCTTGATGCGCGGTTTACTTACCTATTGTACTCCCGGTTTATTGACCAATTAGAGAGCCATCCCCACTTCTCTGGGCTTTACACATTAGAGATGGATTTGTTGCGGGTTCTTTTTGAGAAAGAGTACCGGGGGGTGTATATAGACGAGCCGTATTTGCATGATCTGTCAGGTACGCTACGAGAGCGTATTGATGAGGTCGAAGATGAGTTCCAGCAGATTGCTGGGCGTCTTGTGAATATGAACTCCCCCAAACAACTAATCGAATTATTCGATGATCATGATATTCCTGTTCTAAAGCGGACTGCCAAGGGGGCACCTTGTTTAGACCGGGGCACTCTTCTTCGTCTTGCTGATGTCCATAAGGCTCCTTTAGCCAAGCTCCTGTTGGAACATCGAAAGGCCCGTAAGATCCTTTCAACATATTCCGAGGCGATACCTCTCAAGTTGGATACGGAGAAGCGGTTACACACCACATACCGGCAGGCGTCCGCTAGATCATCTCGGTTATCGTCGGCTAACCCTAACTTACAGAATATTCCTAGAGGACCAGAGATTCGTAGAGCATTCGTTCCGCCGAGTGATGAGTACGTCATCGTCTGCATAGACTTTTCGCAGATCGAGTTACGCCTCACGGCACACATGTCACAAGACCCAAAGATGCTTAAAAATTATGGGGCGGGGGGTGACATTCACATGATGACTGCAATGGGCTTGACTGGTAAGCCTGCGTCGAAGGTCACGAAAGAGGAGCGTACAAATGGGAAGGTGACGAACTTCTCTGTGTTGTATGGGGCGGGTCCACGGACGTTGGTTGAGACTGCGTTTACGGGATATGGGGTTAAGTGGACTGAGAAGCAGGCCAAGGGCTATATCGACCAGTTCTATAAGCATTACCGTGGTGTTCGTCGGTGGAAAACTGATCTAGAGCGGAAGATTCGGATGCAGGGCTATGTGGATGACTATTTCGGTCGGAGGCGGCGGGCACCAGATATTAAGGATGTTTCTATTGAGAAGTGGAAGCGGGAGAGTAGGGTGCGTTCATTAGTGAACTTCACTATCCAGAGCCCTGCCGCGACGATGTTGAAGCGGTCAATTGTGCGGGTGGATAATCTGCTCAAGGAGGAAAACGCCAAGACGAAGATGTTCCTGAATGTGCATGATGAGATTGCGTTCTATCTGCACCAAGACGAGTTTTATCTTCTCCCCGAGATTGTCCATGAAATGCAGGATTGGGATTTTGATATTCCCATTCTTGTTGACGTGGACTGGTCTGAGAAGTCTTGGGGGGACAAGCGTGGACTGGCTGATTAGGAGGAAACATGAATAAGCCAGAAGTGATTGAGGCACTGTCGGATGCGACGGATTACAGTAAAACTTTATGTAAGGAGATGTACGAGGCTCTTGAGTCGGTATTGCGGGTTGAGTTGATCGACACCGGAGCCACGAAGCTATTTAATCTAGGCACATTGTCGGTTAAGACGCTTGGTAAACGTCGAGGGAGAAACCCCCGTACTGGTGAAGAGATCACAGTTGGGCCGACTAATGTGGTTCGATTCAAAGCAAGTGTGGGTATTCGTAAGGACATTCAGCCTAAGAAGAAGCGTCGTGGGCGACCACCCAAGAAGGCGTCAAAACGTGTGGGGTAAAGTATGCGTATCGAAATCGACGGGCAGACCTATGATTTGGTCCCTGACCAAGACACTAAGATTGATGGGGGGGACTTAGACTCTGAGTTTATCGGGCTCCCTGCGTTGCTACACCAGTACGGGTTTCTGGCGGCTCACGCTCGCGCAGAGGTTGATGGGCAAAAGTACGCTATGGAGCGGCTGTATGCCATCGTTGATGCGGAATCTCGGCAGGAGGCTGAGAGGATGAACGTCAGGATGACAGAGAAGAAGCTAGAGAACACGGTCATTACTGATCAGCGGTATCAGCAGGCGAAACTTGCGTACATTGAGGCACGCAAGAAGGCAGGACTTTTGGGTGCGGTGCTCGATGCACTCAATGCCAAGAAGGACTGTCTCATCTCACTTGGGGCGAATTATCGCTCATCTGGGGGGACCGGACCAAGGATACTTAATCCTGTTGACACTCAGCAATTTGAGCAGGATACTGTCGGTCTTCAACGTGAAAAAGCAAAACAAGTAGTTGCTGAATCACAAAAGAAGCGTACCAAACGGAAGCCAGTTAGAAGGAGTATTAAACATGGCTAAAAAGCAACCTAAGAAGCGTACTCGTCGATCCGTAAATCTTTCTGTTATGGAGGACAAGCGTAAGGCTCAGAAAGCCCGATCTACTCGGACAGATTTCTGGAAGCCCGAGAACGGGGTTAACAAGATCCGTATCTTGCCACCTTGGGCAGATGGGGGTGTTAATGAGGGGATGTTCTACCGGGAGTTATACATCCACTGGAATATTCCTCCTGGGGCTGAGAACCAATCATTCGCGGTGTGTACTCGGAAAACCGAGGGTGCTGACGGTAAGTGTTACCTCTGCGATGAGGTAGACCGCTTGTACTCTGGTGGGTCGCCAGAGGATATTCAGATCGCCAAGGAAATCCGCTCACGACAGCGATTCTTCTCAAACGTCATTGATATGAATGACACGGAAGATGATATGGGCAATCCCAAGATCCAAATCTTCGCGTATGGTCCGAAGATTTTCGAGGGGATGCTCGCGTACTTCTGTGACTCAGAGTACGGGGATCTTACTGACCCAGATGATGGGTTCGTCGTCATCATTGAGCGCGAGGGCAAGGGTCGGGATACGACGTATCAGGTCCGCTGCTCTCGTAATCCTTCCTCCTGGGAGGATCAGGGGTGGGACGAGGACTTCATCTTTGATGGTCTGAAAGACCTCGATGCTCTTGATGAGGTTAGCGATTACTACGCACTCAAATCGTATTCATCCCAGAAGTCGTTGTACATCGGGTATGAAGAGGAAGAGGTGCAGCAGTTAGAAGCTGACGATGAAGAGGAAGAGGAAGACTTCGATGATGATGAGGACTTCGAGGAAGATGAAGAGGACGATGATTCTTCTGCAATCGAGGCACGTCTGAAAGCCGCTGTAAAGGGCGGTTCAAAGCGTCGAGGACGACGCACTTAGTAGTCGCACAGTTAGGTTTTTGAGGCGGGGGGCACCCTTCGGGGTGCCCTCTCCAGCACTCTTGTGGGGTTTTGATGCCGAGAAAGAAGATCGCAGCACCTACCGTAGACCCGCTCATGGACCTTATCGTGGGGGATATTCAAAATAAGTTTGGGACCGCTTCTGCTGGGGTTCTTTCGGCAGAGACGATTCTATGTAAGGTGGATACTTGGGCATCCACGGGATCATTCCTAATTGATAGCCTCATTCGTGCTGGTAATGATTCTACACGTCCGGTGATTCCGTTTGGCAGACTTACCGAGATTGCTGGTTTGGAGGCGTCGGGTAAGACCACACTCTGTGCTCAGATCATGGCTGATGTGCAGGCTCAAGGGGGAATCTGTTGTTTAGCTGACACTGAGGAAGCGTTGGACCTGAAATACGTCGCATCTCTTGGAGTCGATCTTGAGAAGGTTATTTGGGTTCGCCCAGACCATATGGAGGATCTGTTCGATAAGTTTGAGCATTTGATTCAGGTCATACGCAAGCACGCACCGGATAAGATGATCGCGGTTTTGTGGGACTCGGTGGGGGCTACGTCAACGCAGGCAGAAGTTGAGGGGAGTGCCGGGGACGCGCACATGATGTTAGCTCCCAGAGTCATAAGTAAGAATCTCAAGCGGCTAGTTGCGCCCATTGCTCGTACCAAGACTGCTCTGATCGTTACCAATCACTTGTACACGAAACCTAATGTCAAGTTTGGGGACAAGTGGGAAACGTATGGCGGGCAGAAGATGAAGTATCTTGCCACGCTTCGTTTGCGGCTCACGAAGGTTGGGCAGATATCTATGACGGTGAACGGAATTAAGCGGGTCATCGGGCAGGACATCAGAATTAAGACGGTTAAGAATAAGATGGCAGCTGGCCTCCAAACTACGGATGCTCACCTGTTGCATGGGGCTGGGTTCGCTAATGACTACTCAATATTTCATCATATGGCTGCGCTCGACGCTGTAAAGAAGAGCGGTCGCAGCCAGGTGTGGACGACACCAAAAGGTGAGGAAGTCAAATACATGGGGTGGCGCGGGTTTCAGAGCCACGTTAAATCGCACTCAGAATATGGGTCGTTGCAGGACGCAATTATACAAATCTTGTGGGAGTAATGAGCGTAGTAATTTATTCAGATATCCATGTCCACCCGCATAAGGCTGGCTCTCGTCAATTAGATTCAGGAATATCTAGTAGGTTGCAAGACTGCATTGACGTATTAGATCAGGTATACGCCTACGCGCATGAGAACGACATTACCAAGGTGCTATTTGCTGGTGACCTGTTCCACACTCGGCGGGCAGTAGACACGTCAGCGTTCAACGCGGTGTATGCTCGGATGGCACATTGGGCAGACCAGGGCATATTGACCATAGCTATTCCTGGTAACCATGACTGCTATGACCGGAGAGGGGGTGGGATACACTCTCTGGAGCCGCTGTGTGACATCATCCAGGTGATCGACTCTCCTCAGTGGGTGCGACTGTCTAAGGACACTTATGCGGTCTGTATGCCGTATGTGCATGAGCGGGCGGCATTTGTTGAGGCGTTGAATACTGCGATTGATGCTAGACCTAAGCGGGCCAAGCGGGCGGTTGGTATGTTCCATCAGGCAATTCATGGTGGGGTGCTTAACGCCGGTAAGGTTGCCCACCACTATGATGGGCCGATTCAGGTTTCTGACCTCCGACCAGATGTGCTCGACCGAGTGTTCTTGGGCGATTTCCACATCCCCCAATGCTTACTTGAAGATCAGGTATATTACGTCGGTGCTACGTTGCAGCATGGTTGGCGTGACGTGGGTAATCCGTGTGGTTTTGTTGTGCTTGATTTAGACGATCTGTCGATGGATCGGGTGCTAACGAAGTACCCAGAATTTGTTCAACTTGGGGTGGGAGATTTGGACTCTGCACCGGATGATTCATTCGTGCGAGTGACTTGCTCTCCCACGCAGGAGGAGTACGTTAGGTCAGTGTTGGGTGATCGGGTCAGGTCTATCGAGTGTATTCCTATTGAGGATGCGGCAAAGAGGCCACAACGTCGGGACGTGGTGACGTTGGCGATGAAGCGGGAAGAAGTGCTCAAGAGGTATGTAGACCGAATGTCTGGTCGGTGGTCTGGAGATATCCAGACGCTCTTAGACCACGGGATTCAGTTGTTGTCGGATGCGTGAAAGTTTTGTCTCCGCATAATTATTGTGTGAATACATTAATGTCTGCTGTGGAGGACAAAATGGAAAATGTTGAGTTGTTCGACGACTGGTTTGCTAATCAGGTGAAGTCGATTCTTGGTGCCCTTGCTCTGATTGCCCCTACGAACTCGATTGGGTCGAAGGGGATTTTTGTGCGGGATAGCCCTGACGGGTTCATTATTTCGCCGCCTGTGGATCTTCCTGGGGGATCTCCTAGATTGATTAATCAGGCTATTGCTTCGTTTGTACGTCAGACGGACTCTTTGGGGTATTTTTGGGTCCAAGAGGATGATGACCAGATCAGGATTATTTACAGTGGGTTGGGTGGAGACTGTGGGTTTCGTTGCGCGCTGAGTGGGGGGAGTATTGTGTCTGTGGACGATCTAGAACCAGATCCTAGATTTCTTGGTATTGGCGGTGTGACATCCAGGTATAAGATGGTGAATTAGTGTGAGATTTAGAACGCTTGAGATAACGAATTTCATCATCATTAGTCATGGTGAGATTGATCTAGCGGACCAAGGACTCGTCCGCATTTCTGGTGAAAATTTGGACGCCAGCCCGTTTGATTCTAACGGGTCGGGTAAGTCTTCTCTTATCGAGGCTCTTGTTTGGGTCTTGTGGGGCAAGACTTCGCAGGGGCTCGCAGCGGACGCCGTGGTTAATGCGAAGGCTGGGAGGGATTGTTCGGTATCCATCATCATCGAGGATGAGGATAGCGGGGACGAGTATCGGATAGTTCGATACCGCAAGCATCGCAAGCATCGGAACGAGGTGCAGCTATTTTGTAATGGCAAGGATGTTTCCGGCTCGACCAATGTTGTGACGCAGGCATTGATTGAGGATGTGATGGGGGTGGACTATCGGACATTCCTGAACTCCGTAGTGTTCTCTCATGCTGGCTCGATCAAGAGATTCACTGAGATGACGGATCTTGAGCAGAAGGAGGTGTTCGAGCGTATCCTGTCACTTGATTGGGTGACTAAGCTTCATGCTCAGATGGTGGATGAGCGGAAGAGGCTGAGTGCGAAGCTCTCATCACAACATGCCGTGCTGCAAGATGCTCAACGGAAGATCCTCGCTGAGTCGGATAGCTTGTCTACCTACATTGAGGAGGAGGTGAAGTTCGATGAGTCGAAGCAGGATAGGATTGATGAGCTAGTCGAGAAACGAAAAAGTTTGCGGCGCGAACGAAAAGGTTCGTCATCCAAATTGGTCAATAATCAGGAATATGTGGATTCGACCAAGAGTAAGATCGCGGGGGTGAAGTCGAAACTTACTACGTTGGAGCAGCGGTACACCATAGGGCGCGATAAGCTTCGGAGTAAGCTGCACGATGTGCAGGTAGCCCTAGAGGTTGCCGACCAGGGATTGAGGAGGATTGATACTCAGGAGGCGCAGGTTAACGACGAGTCGTTAGGGTCATCCTGTCCGGTGTGTTTACAGGAGGTGACTAAGGATCATCTGGATCGGTTGCGGGATGGGTTTGATGACGAGCGGGATGAGCTAGAGGCTTCGCGGACCAAGAATCTATTACGGGCAGACGAACTCCAGACGAAGTTGGCAGACTATAAGCGGAAGTACCAACTCAAGGTAGACACGCATACCACCACAATCGAGTCCTATCGTGAGGAGCTTCGTGAGCTACAAGATACTCAGAGGATGAACCGCACACTTCAGCTACGCATCGAGGGGTTCGACAACCAACTGAAGGATGTTGAGATTGAACTCAAGCGGGCCAAGGAGCGTAAGAATATATTTGCGGATCTGGTGTCTAGCGTGGAGGCGAACTTAAAGGGGCTTAGGAGGGATCTTGTGATCGCTCGGTCTAGGATCGCGCTACACGATAGGAAGCTAAAATCGTGTGAGTTCTGGGTGGAGGGGTTTTCCACCAAGGGTATTCGGTCACTACTCTTAGACGGGGTGGTGGGGTCACTGAACACTAACGCTGAGTTCTACTCGGATATGTTGACGGGTGGAGCGATTGACATTGGCTTCTCCACACAGAAGCAGTTGAAGAGTGGTGAGTTTCGCGACAGCTTTACGATCACCACATCGAATGTGAGTGGGGCGACGGAGTACGCTGCAAACTCTAAGGGTGAGCGTAGGCGCATCGACTTATGTGTTGCTCTCGCTATCGCGGACTTGTTGTCGTCTAGGTCCAGTAAGCGGTTCAACATCATCGTTTTGGATGAGGTGTTCGATAACTTGGATGAGTCCGGTAAGGAGGCTGTCATGGCTCTCCTTGATTATCTATCTACGGTGCGGGAGTCAGTGTTTGTCATCACGCATCTGGAGTCTCTCAAGTCGCAATTCCCGAATGAGGTTAGGGTGGTGAGAAGCCAGGGGTCGGCTGAGATCCGCGTGTGTTAGAGATTTTGTCATTGCATACTTAGGGTGCCCCAAGGGGTGTGTATGTCCACTTTGTCGTATGGAGGTAATTATGTGGATTTGTTTGAATGATGCGTTTTTCTCGATTGTGTGTATTCCTGATGACCCCACTAAGCTCAAAGTCAGAGCCCGTTTTGAGGGTGACATTGAGGAGGTGTTTGGGTCTGATGTGAAAGTCATTAAGACTCCTCAACGTGATTATCTATATCGGTCGTTTATTGATCGTGACACGGTTGCGTCCGTATTAGCGAGTCGAGTCAAAGGGATTGACTATCCCAACTTTAAGTCATCCGTGTTAGATGATGACAAGCATGACGCTTACTCCAATGTTTGGGGGGCCATGTGGGACGCTCAATCTAAGGCGGAACTACAGAAGTTCGGAGGTAGGCGTGGAAGATAAGTCCGAAGTTATTGATGTTATGTCTGAGCGCGACCCTGAAACTCAGATCACTTCTGCCGAGGCGCGAACTCTTCTTGAGCAGGCTATGGCGGCAGATGAGAATGTTCGCGCCAGGTATTACGCTGAGATATTCTCGTGTCTCATGGACTACCCAGAGTTCGAGAAGTTCGTCGCGGATAACTTTTCGGTGATTCAGTTCATCGACCATGAGTCAGGAATACTCGCGGTGCGTGTTGACCGGAACTCAGACATGGAGTCTGAGGAATCAGAGGTCTGATTTTGGCAAGGTATTATTCGAGTGACGGAATAACCATTCATTATGGGAACTGCCTGGAGGTGATGGCATCCATGCCAGCGGATAGCGTGGATGCCATCATCACAGATGGACCCTACGGGCTCTCCTTTATGGGGAAGGGCTGGGACCATGCCGTACCGGGAGTGGAATACTGGTCCGAGATGCTGAGAGTGGCGAAGCCGGGAGCGCACCTCCTGAGTTTCGGGGGAACCCGGCTCTATCATCGGATGATCTGCGCTATTGAGGATTCGGGGTGGCAAATTCGTGACTGCATCATGTGGGTGTACGGAAGTGGGTTCCCGAAATCCCATAGCCTTGGAAAATCGGTTGGAGAAGGGTGGGAGGCGTTTGGTACAGCACTGAAACCGGCGTGGGAACCGATCTGTTTAGCTCGCAAGCCGCTATCTGAAAAGACGATTGCAGCCAACGCTTTAGTGCATGGGACCGGAGGTCTGAATATCGACGGATGCCGGATACCAGTGTCAGAGGATGATGAGATACACGCCAAGAATCCCCACACACAGGGCGGGTTCGGTCACGGAGATGCGGTGGTCTACGGCACTTCAGTGGGAGCCGGGGCATATAACCCGAGAGACGGACGCTGGCCCGCGAATCTCATACACGACGGTAGTGAGGAGGTGGGGGGGTTGTTTCCGGTTAAGAAGAGCACGCGACATATGAGCTACAAGCGTGGCGGGGGCGAATTTATTGACAGTATTCCTTCTCAACCAGAGAAACGCTGGTTTGTTTCGGAGGAGGGGTCTGCTTCTCGATTCTTTTATTGTGCCAAAACCAGTAAAAAGGATAGGGGCGCGGGGAACACGCACCCCACCGTTAAGCCCCGATCTCTGATGCGGTGGCTGGCTTGTTTGATTGGTTGTCAGCCAGGGTCTACCATCCTCGATCCGTTCATGGGGTCGGGCAGCACATTACTAGCTGCGCGTGATGAGGGGCTTAGGTCGATTGGTATCGAAATAAACGAGGAATATTGTGAGATTGCTAAGAATCGCATTCAGTAGGTGATGTCCGTGGTTGATGATGTTCGTCGTCGGGCGGGTCGTAAGGCTAAACGAAAGGGCAACAATTTCGAGCGTCGTGTGGCTAAGATGTTGGAGGAGTGGTGGGGTAGCGAGTTCCACCGCACTCCAATGTCAGGTGGGTCGCAGTTAGCCGTTGGATTTGACTTCGCGGGAGATGTGGTCACGAACGACCCTACATTCCCTTTTCACGTTGAAGCGAAGAACCAGGAAGGCTGGCATGTGGCTCAGGTATTCGTGAGTGGCGGGTGTAAACCGTACAAGTTTTGGGACCAGGCTTGTGCGGAGGCACCCGACTCACGAATACCTCTCGTCATCATGACTCGTAATCGTCATCCAATCTGGGGGGTGGTGTCCTACGACACTTTCTCGGTATTACAGGCGGCGATTGCTGCCCACCCTGTGAGCCATATGGATGTGGTGAGACAGGATGGTGAGCGTTTGGTAATATTCTTGATTGAGGAGTTGTTTAAGACTCCTCCTGACATTTGGCGAGGCAAGTCTGGTTTAGTTATGGAGAGTACAGATGTCGAAGGTATTTGTAGCGATTGATGTTCAAAATTTGTGGTATGGGGCGCGTGAGTCATTTGGCAACTCGCATCGAGTAGATTTTAAGTCGTTAAGAGAGACAATTATTCAAAGTCTTCCTAACGATGTGGATATTGAGGCGATTGCCTACACGGTGATTTCACCGGAGCACGACAACTCAAAGTTTATTCGGATGCTAGAGTTGATGGGGTACATCGTTAAGTCCCGGTATATGATGTACGACAAGATTAGGGATATCCCAATCCACACGGATTGGGATGTTGGGATTACCGTGGACGCCATGCACCGTCACGGTAATGACGAGTTTGATACGTTTGTTCTGGTGTCAGGTGACGGGGATTATACCTATTTGTGTGAGCATTTGATGGGGGATGAGAAGGAGGTGTTACTATTTTCCTTCTCGGATTCCACAAGCTCAATCTTACGAAAAACTGTCGATAAAGCTTACGTCCTCGATGATCGTGTGGTGTTCGACACACATGGAACTCAACGAGCAGTTGGCTACTAAGCGGACACCAATTCAGGCATCGAATCCTGTTGCTCCACCGGAGATATCTGTCGAGGACGTTAAAGCGTTGGGTCATGACGATCTGGCACTTTGGGTTCTTGGGCAGAATCTCCTGGTGGATCACCGCCCATTCAATTTCGACCGGCACCGATATCTGATTGATATCTATCGGTGTAACTCGAAAGAGATCGTTGTTATGAAGGCGGCGCAGATGGGTCTGACCATCTGGCTACTTCTCAAGACCCTCCACATCCTCCTCAATAAGTCACCGATCAAGGCTGGCTTCTATTTCCCCACCGCTGATTCCGTAATCAAACTGTCCAAGGACCGACTCACTCCGATCATCGCGCAGAATCCAGAGTTGTCTGCGTTGGTTGAGAATAGTGACTTCGCGAACACGCTTGGCTTGAAGCAGATCGGATCGTCCTCATTATACCTAAATCACATCGGAGGTCTTGCAACCAAGGACTCGACTCCGATGGATCTAGTTGCGTTTGATGAGGTTCGGCTCATTGATCCTAGCGAGATTGACCAGACGCTAGAGCGGATCAGCCACAGCGAGCATAAGTACAAGTTCTTTGTTTCCACCGCTGGATACCCCGGTACGGATATTCACGCGAGGTTTCTGCGGGGGACGCAGAGGTACTGGCACACCCGCTGTGGCTGCGGACCTAATCCCGAAGATTGGGTAGTGCTTTCTGACGTATTCCCAAATTGTGTCATGGACGTGGGTGATGATGTATTTTACGCTTGCCCCAAGTGCGGCTATCGCATCAATGACCCCCAAAATGGTGAGTATGTTCCGCACAACCCCGGTGCTGATGTGGAGAGCTTCCATATCCACCAGATGATGTCGCATTACATTTCCGCCAAAGAAGTGTGGGAGGCGTGGAATACGACCACTAACGTGCGCGAGTTTTACAACGCGAAATTGGGTAAGCCGTACATTGATGAGGAATCCCGACCACTGACTCAGGATATTCTTGATTCGTGCATTAACCCCGCGATCCCTTGGTCCTTCATGAAGAAGGAGGCTGGGCAGATTTGCATGGGGGTGGATCAGCGGAGTGGTGAGAATCACGTCATCGTCGCCCAGCGACTAGAGAGCGGTAAGAAGCGGATTGTCCATATCGAGATCATCGCCTCTAAGAATCCAACGTACAAAGAGGGTGGGCGGGAGGTTTCCCCGTTCAAGCGTCTACGGACGTTAATGGAGGAGTATGACGTAGATGTGTGTGTCTGCGATGCGCTCCCCAACGCTAACGAGGCGATGGCGTTTGGTCGGGAGTTCCCAGGCCGAGTATTCCTAGCTTACTACACGGATAGTCGAGACACGATTAAGTGGTCAGACAAGGGGGCAGGAAAGAAGGAGTCTGTTGCTACTCGTAGAGTTCGGCGGGAGGCTAAGTTCAAACATCACGTCCTCTTGGATCGGTACACCAGCATTGAGGCGTCTATGATGGAGTGGACGACCCGCAAGGTGGAGATGCCTGATCCCCGTAGGCTGATACAGACTGCCAGAGATAACGGTGGGCGATTCGTCCAACTCCCAATTTGTACAGAGTATTTCTTTCCGCATATGATGGGGGTTGTGCGGGAGAAGGTGGGTGGTACGCACGACGGCATATACAGGATGCGGTGGGTCAATCTTGGATTGGACCCCCACTTCCTCCACGCCTGGAACTATTGCTGGTCTGCATTGGAGCGTGTAAAGCACAATTTCGGGTTTAACTTTTGGTGATCTCGCTGGCTCTTCGACCAAGTAACATACAAACGTCAACTGGTATTCGTACCAGTGGGAAAGGCCACTCTCAACTGGAACTTACATCCGGCATGTTTTGGTGTTGGCGACGTTGGATTAATCCCCCGCTATCGCAGGTCGAGGAGTCAGCAAGATGCCCAAGAAGAATAAAGCAGTAGCGCGAACCGGGAACTACGCTACGACCCGTGAGGAGCGGGACGAGCGTAGAGAGCGGATTCTCCGACTCAAGATGAGCGGTAAGTCCAATCGAGTCATCGCGCAGACGATGAAAGTCAGTGTTGGTACAGTCAAGAACGATCTACAGGTCATTCGGCAAGAACAGGGTAGGCGGTTCACCGACGAGGATGTTGCCGAGTATTTAGGAATATCCCTAAAGGTATTTGAAGAGGTCGAGATTCATGCGTGGCGTGAATATAACGAGTGTGCCCCCGGCACCGCTGGGAGGATTAAGGCGTTAGACTTAGTTCGTAATGCGCGGAAGGACGGCATCTCGCTCAGACAAGAGGTTGGGATGATCCAGCGGGCTCCTGAGAAGCGGGAGGTTGAGGTGACGAGCACGACCACTATTACGCAGTTAGCTCCTCAAGTTAGACGGGCATTAGCGAATGCGCTTATCGAGGCCCATTGTACGACTGCGCTCCCTCCCCCAGAACCTAGCGAGGTCATTGTGATAGGTGAGGAGCCCCTAACGTAATTTGACCTGTCGGCATTCCGTGGTAAAACTCCAAGTAAGCCAACATTTATTGGGGGACGGAATGTCCGCGAACTCTACACTGGATCAGTGGGTCCAGGCTGTACTACACGCATTTGTGTTGTTCTGGTTGTTGTGGGCTGCTGGTCAAGCAAGAGCTACAACCCTTACCGACACTGAATATATCTTGATGTTAACTGACAAGTCGATGATGGAAACGCCCGTAGTTTTGGTGAGTGCTCATGTGGACACTTACCGACCGTGTGGTCATTTTATGTGCAAATCAGGTGATGTTCGGGCGGGCATGAAATAATCTCGGATTTCACCTCAATATTTTGAATCTCGTAGTGAAACCTTATTGAGTCTCTCTGCGACTGTGGGTAAACTCGTCCGAAGCGGCTCTCTTTGAAGGATGAAATTAGATGTCTTCCTGTCCTTGCATGTTGACCTCCAAGGTCGTTGACTCTCGTACAACGAAAGCTAAGGGCTACGATTGGGTGCCCGAGGGGGTACGTTATCGAAAACGTCGATGCAAGAATTGCGACGAAGAGTTCGATACATACGAGGGTACAGAGGAGGAACTCCTTCGTATGCTCGACCGTAGATTCCGTAAGAAATACAACATCAAAATCTGTTAATCATCGGGGGATCAGTATGTCTAATGTCATGGATGTGGAAGAGGTCATGTTTGCGCTCGGCGTAGATGGGATTCTGGATGTGGTTGAGTTGGGGTCTATCCCAGAGGATGTAATCGTCGAAGATGACGCAGTATTTGGCGTCATGCTCAGGATGCTACTAGCAGACACGAAACGGGTTCTTACCTACGCCTTAGACAAGGGCTATCGGCAGGATTTGGGTTGGCGAGTAGCGAAAGCCGGGGAGGGGCCGCACCATAGTGTGACTAAGGAATCGTGCCCTCATTTCTTCCTGGTTTTGCATGAGCAAGATGGCAAGTTAGTAGCCAGATACCTCAATGAGACAAACCCAGATGATGAAGAGCTAGGAAGGCTCTCGAAGATTGTGAACACTGATTTGCATCCTGGGTTCGCTAATGAAGTGTCTACATTCAATGAAGTTTTGTTGGCACTTGGAGAGAAATGCGCGGACCCAGGGATCGGGCAGTAATTCGCATCTTGCAGTTTCTTTTTGACGATGGCGGGGACCGGACATTCCCGTACATCTCGCGGGTGCTCAAGCTTTCACCCACAAAGGTGCATGAAAAACTCGTAGACCTACAGTCGTTAGGTCTAGTTGACCGGGTGTATTCCAAAGATTCAACTCGGTACTTCTGTACCGATGCCGCTCATCTGGTACTGAATCAGCACTCTCAAGAGCACCGAATTTCCTATCAAATTTAGAGATTTTGTCATTGCATAATAGGTGTGTCATGTGGGGGTGCGTCTTGAACGGATACAAATTATTATTGGTAGTATTCCTGGTTTCCTGTTCAGGCGGGACGTTCGAGGTTACGGCTGATACCCCGGTAGGGGATTTTGCTGTTCGGTACATCAAGGTTCCAGTGACGGATCGGGTGTGCCAAGACCGACTCGCTGAGTGCATCGTCCACGTCGAAATGCTGGGTAATGAGTGTATAGAGTTGGAGGAGGGCGATCCTGGTTTCATGGGGCCGGATGGATCGCTGATGTTGGGTGATGAGCCTTAGACCTTGGGCTATTTTGAGTATTTGGAGGTATAGATGGACGATCTAGATTATGTCGAGCGGAGTGCCCGAGAAGATATTCCTAAGAGTCAGGAGGAGCTAAAGCGGCTGGCTGATGATTGTGATGGGACTCTCAGGTCTTGGTATTGGCGAGTGCCTACTGAAAAGGTCGTGCGGTCGCTACGGAGGCAAGTGACTAAAGCGTACCGAATTGCGTCATCCCCAGAGTGGGCAGTTGAGGTGGTCATAGAGCGTTGTGGAGATTGTTGCGAAACAGGCGCAGGCGCAACCGCCCTCCCAAGCACTCATTTAGACGTACTTCATAAGTATGCTCACCA